TCGGCCAGAGCCGCCTGCAATACGTCCCGTCAGACTGGATTTGCTCGCCATGGGGCCAGACCTCCGGCCGCACCAAGCGCGGCACGTACCTCTTCGACGGCGTCGAGACCGACTTGGCCGGCGTGCCCATCACGTTTCACGTGCGCGATGAGGATGAGTTCGGCAAGCGCAAGTTCACGCCGATCCCGGCGGAGGACTTCGTCTACCTGCCGCACATGGCCGACGACCCGCTGCAGGTGCGCGGGGCGACGTGCTTTGCCACGATCTTCAGCCTGCTCGACCAGCTCGAAGGATATATCGACGCGGCGGTGGTGGCGGCACGGATGCACGCGGCGTTTGGCCTGATATTCAAGAGCCGCAGCGCCTCGAAGGAATACAACAGCCTGCCCATCGGTGGGCTGCTGGGGACGCAGAAGGACAGCCAGGGCAGCGACCGGCGCGCGGTGACGATCGAGAGCGGGATGATCAAGTACGTCGCGCCCGAGGATGAGGTGGCGACGGTCACGCCGACGCAGCCGATCCAGGGCGCCGACAACTTCATCCGCGCCATCTTCCGATTGATCTGCGTTCCGTTCGACATGCCATTGGAAATCGGCATGAAGGACCTGAGCCAGGTCAACTTCAGCGGCGGGCGCATCGGCCTGCTGGGCTATTACCGCTCCTGCCGCGTGAAGCAGGAGTATCTGATGTCGCGGTGCTGGTCGCGGGTCTTTCGGTGGTGGGTGTCGCGAGAGCGCAAGCGCCAGGAGTTTGGTTTCGCAACCGCCTTCCGGAACAGGTTCCCGGCGGACTATGCGGTGCACACGTTCCTTTGCCGCGAGTGGGACTACACGGACCCGGTGAGCGAGGCCAACGCCGACCTCATCGAAATCTCGGCTGGGTGGAAGGCGCCACAACAGGCCATCATGGCGCGAGGCCGTGACCCAGAAGAAGTGCGGCGGCTGATGAAGGAATGGCGGGAAAGGAACGCCGCAGACGGCATCCCGAACGTCCTCAGCAACAGCACGCGCGACGAGACGGCCAAGGTCACGGCGGTGGACGCCAACGGGAACCCCGTGGCCAACGACGAGGCCAGCTTCAAGCGCGACATCCTCAAGTCGCTGCTGGCGGTGCCGGCCGCACGAGAGGCGGTCTACAACGCCACGAATATCGAGGACTTGGTAACGCAGGCGGGGCTTACCCCGGAGAAGGGGTACGAAGCGCCGTTCATCCCGGTAGTCGCGGGGTCTGGTCCGCTGGTGAGCGGGGCGACGATCACCGATCCCGACGGCGACGTCGTGGGCGGGGACGTCGAGAACACGCTGCCTGCGGAAGAGGCGGGGCGCAACATGCCGCCGGGCGGCAACCCAGAAGCGACGTAAGCCAATAGAGAAACATCCATATGAGCCATGCCACCAAAACCACCGCGGCGATTACAGCGGCGATCGAGCCAGTCTTGCGATCGATGCGCAGCGACAGTCCGCGCGTCGCGCTCCCCTTCGCCAGGTCCATGCGCGACCGATCCTGCGCTGGCCAGCACTTTGGCGCCTGGGCCGTCGAGCCCAAGTGGTTCCACGGCGCCCTGGTATCGGTGCGCAACGGCACGCTGCAGCCGGTGGCAGTGGCCTTCGACGAGGACGATGGCGACGAGGATGAACCCAAGTACGTGGTGCGGGACGGCGTGGCCATCATCACCATCGACGGGCAGATGACCAAAAAGGGCAGCAGCTTCGGCGGCTGCTCGACGGTCCGGGTGCGCGACGCGCTGCGCACGGCTCGCGATGATGTTCACGTTCGCGCCATCGTGCTGCACATCTGCACACCCGGCGGGACGGTGGCCGGCACGTCGGACCTGGCCGAGGAGGTGGTGGCCACGCGGAAGAAAAAGCCGGTCTATGCCTACGTGGCCGACATGTGCTGCTCGGCCGGCTACTGGGTGGCCAGCCAGTGCCAGACGATCTACGCCAACACCACCGCACTGGTCGGCTGCATCGGGACCTACGTGGTGCTGCAGGACGATACGGGCCTGCAGGAACAGATCGGCATCAAGTGGGAGGTGATCAGCACCGGCGAATACAAGGGCCTGGGCGCGGACGGGAAGGTGACCGACAAGCTGCGCTCCGACGTGCAGCGGGAGATCGACGAACTCAATGCGCCGTTCCTGGCGGCAGTGGCTGCTGGGCGCGGCAAGAGGATATCCGACATGGCGACCGTTTCGGACGGCCGCGCCTACGTGTCGGCGCAAGCGCAACAACTCGGCCTGATCGATGAGATTGCATCGCTCGATGCCGCGATCGGGGCCATTTCTGATAGGAGTCCTTTTATGAACCTTGATCAGTTCAAGGCTTTCGCGGCCGAGCACCCCGACGCGATCGCTGGTTTCCGTGAAGAGGGGCGCAAGGCCGGAGTCGCCGAAGCCACCAAGGCGGAGCGCGAGCGCGCCGCGGCGGTACGCGAGGCGTGCGCCGGGCGCGATTCCCTGGCCCTCGACATTTTCCTCGCCGGCAAGGACGCGGATGACGCTGCCCTGGCAGTGAAGGCCGCGGCAGACGTTGAAGCCAAGGCCAAGGCCGACGCCGAGGCGGCGCGGGCTGCAGCCGAAGCGCAGTCCAAGCAGCTCGCCGAGGTGCAGGAAAAACTGCGGCTCGCCGAGGAGAAGGCGGCGTTTCTCGCGTCGGGCAATCGTGGCGTCAACGCCGCCGGTGCACAGCGCCAGGCGGATGAGCAGAAGGCGCAGGAGAACAAGGAAGCTCCCGACGCCGAGACCGATCCCAAGGCCCATGCGGCCTGGGAGTGGGACACCAAGCCCGAGGTGCGGGCCGGGTTCTCCAAGAAGGAGAACTACGTCAACTGGCGCACCGCCCAGCTCAAGGGACGGTTTCGCATGAACGTCCCCGCTCCCCAGCCCGCCAAGTAACCCCACTCAACAACAGAACCGTTTAACCATCCATTCCCGGTTGAGACCGGGCAGGAGAATCTTTCATGGCTACGCTTACCAAGGACACCCCTCGGAAGTTTGAGAGCGGTCACGACGACCGTTTCAATGAACTGCCCATCGTGGCGTCGGACATCATTTACGCCGGCGCTGCCGTCGGCGAACTGAACGACACCGGCACTTATCAGCCGCTGGGAACCGGCTCGACGGTGGACAAGTTCGCCGGCTTCTGCGTCGAGAAGTGCGACAACAGCTCCGGCGCAGCCGGAGACAAGCAGGTGAAGGTCCGCCAGTCGGGCCGCGTCGTCCTCAGCGTCACCGGCGTCACCGCCGTTACCGACGTGGAAAAGACCGTCTGGGCGACGGACGACAACGCCTTCACGCTGACCTACGCCGCCGGCGCCGTGGAGATCGGCAGGATCGCCAAGCACATCAGCGGCACCAACTGCGTCGTTGAGTTCCGCGCGTTCAATCTGCGTCAGGCGGTCGAAGCCCACTTCTTCGGTCAGACCACGGAAGCGGCGACGGACCGCGTGTTCTTCCTGGCCACCCGCCCCTACTACATCCAGGCCATCGACCAGATTCACTCGGTCGCTGCAGGCGGCACCTCGACGCTCCAGGTGGTCAAGGACACCTCGACCAACGCCCCGGGCGCCGGCACCGATCTGCTCACCACGGCCTTCGACCTCAACGCGACCGCCAATACCGTACAGAACGGCGCCATCGCCACGACCGCCGGGCTGCGGAAGCTCAACGCGGGCGACCGTCTGGCGCTGGACTTTGCCAACGCCATTCAGTCGTCGGCGGGCATCAGCGTCTCGGCGCGGCTCATCCCGCTGTAATCGTTCAGTTGACCAACACCATCAACCCCTATGCCGGCTAAGGCCGGCCAGGAGTAAATTCACATGCCCTCAGGAAATCTTTACACCCCACACCTCGACAGCCGCGACATCATCGCGGACTTCTACCCCCGGCTGGAAGCCGCGATGGAGACGATCTGGGCTCCGCGCGTCAGCATCGAAATCCCCTCCGACCGCGAAACCGAGGAGTACAACTGGCTCGGCCAGGTCCCGGTCATGCGCGAGTGGGTCGGCGAGCGCCAGGAAGAGACGCTCAACAAGTACTCCCTGACGATCCGCAACTTCCCCTATGAAGCGACGCTGCCGATCTCGCTGGCGGACCTCGACCGCGACAAGACTGGCCAGCTTCGCCAGCGCGTGTCGGACCTCGCCCTGCGGACGGCCACGCACTGGAACGAGCTGCTTGCCACCTTCATCGACAACGGTGAGGCCGGCACATCGGCGCTGGCTTACGACGGCCAGTTCTTCTTCGACACGGACCACAACGAGTCGGGGACGAACCAGAGCAACGACCTGACCAGCACGGAAGTTCCGGCGGCCAACGTGGCCGACGCCAACGCCCCGACCGCCACCGAAGCGGCGAACATCATCACCGAGACGGTCGGGCACATGATGAGCCTGACCGACGACAAGGGCGAGCCGATCAACCAGTCGCCCACCCATGTACTCATCATGGTCAGCAAGGCAGCGCACTGGGCGGCGTTCAACAACGCCGTCACGCTCAACAACCTGACGAGCACGGTAGACAACCCCGTGCGCGGTCTGGCCGGCGCCGGCTGGTCGTTCGAAGTGGTGTTTTCCACCCGCCTGACCGCCGAGAACAACATCCGCTTCTTCTTCGGCAACCCGTCGATGGGTGCCACGCCGCTCATCCGGCAGAACGAGCGGGACGTCATGACCGAACTCCAGGGCGATGGTAGCCCTGACGCCTTTTACAAGGGGCGGCACGTGTTTGGCGTCAGCGCCCGCCGCGGCGTTGGCTATGGCCAGTGGCAGAAGGCGGCGTTCGTCGCGCTGTCGTAAACCCCATTTCCCTAACCATGAACACAGAGGAGCGGCGCCGGCCAGACACCCGGCGCCGTCCTCTGTGCTGTTTCTCGAAGTAAACCTCACACAACAAAAGGAATCACATGAACAGCGAGTACAAGAAAGCCGTCGATGCCTACAACGCTCTGGCCAAGAAGGCGCTGAGCGGGGATGCGCAGGCCCGCGCCGACAAGGCCAAGGCGATGAACGAAATCAGGAGCATCGAGCGGGATGCCGCCCGTTCTGGAGTCGTGCTGCGCCGCGACGGGACCCGGATCGAGACCCACGCCAAGCGTTCGCTCCAGGAAGAGTACGTGCGCCGCTTCGACGCCAAGACCCCGGTCCGCATCGTCGGCCGTGGCGGCAAGGAAGAGGTCACCACCCTCGCCAAGCATCACAGCCGCCGGCTTCTCGGCAAGTAACGCTCCGTAACGCTTCGAGGAATCCCCCAATGGCAACCACTACCGTCACGCTCCACGACGGCTCGGCCGTCTACCACCGCGGCATCAGCAACGTGCCGTCAACGACGCCGCACGTTGACCGTCGTCACGAGCAGAACTTCGCCAACCTCGCGACGGCGATGAACACGCTGGCGCTGCGGACGGCCCTGACCGACCCCGGTGACGCCGGGGCGATCCCCGTCACGACCAGCGGGCATGTGCCCATCGTGACGGCGGGAGCCGAAACCCGCACGCTCGCGGTGCCGTCGTTCGCCGGGCAGTTGCTGCTGATCCACATGAAAACGGACGGCGGCGACTGCACCATCACCGTGGCGCAGGCGATCAACGCCAACGGGGACACCTCCATCGTCCTCGGCGACGTGATGGACTTCGTGCTGCTGGTCGGCGTCAACAGCGGCAACAACCTGCGGTGGAGGGTGGTCGCCAACGGCGGCGTTCCCTCCGTCAGCCGCGGCGGGCTGGAGAACGACATCACCGATCCCGGCAACGCCGGTGCGATCCCCGTGACCGACAGCGGAACGGTGCAGATCGTCACCGCCGGCGCCGAGACGCGGACGCTGGCGGCTCCGACCATCTTGGGTCAGCAGCTCCTTATCACCATGAAGACCGACGGCGGCGACGCGGTGATAACGGTCTCGACCACGGTCAACCAGACCGGCAACAACACCATCACGCTCAACGACGCGGGTGACGCCGTGCTGCTGGTGGCCAAGCAGAACGGAGCGAATCTGCGGTGGTCAGTGGTGTCCAACGACGGCGCATCGCTCACCACGGTCTAACCGCAATGAGCGACACCGACCGCGACGACGCTCCCCAGCTCATCGAGCCATTCGACATCGACGACGGCGCGTTTGTCGCCACCGACCCACGCCTGGCGTTCGTGCTGGGCGCGGAGTGGATGCTGATCCGTCAGGTGCTCGATTGGGGCGTCGCGTTCGTCTGGACCATCCACGCCGTCAACGCCAGCCGCCTCAAGCGCATGTGCATTCGCCGCCGCCGGCGTGTGCGCTGCACGCCCATCCAGGTCATCGGGCAGGGCGCGCCGACGTGGGCGACGCTGATGGTCGCCGATCCGCAGGGCAACATGCCGGAGTGCTGCACCGATGGGCATCTTTGATTCCGTCGCCGCCGACGATGCGCGATTCGCCTTTTGTGACGCCGATGCAATGGGCGCCGAAGCGATTACGTACACCGCCAAGGGCTCATCGACCAGCCGCACGATCTACGGGCTGGTAGACCGCGACCCGGCCGAGCCGGACGACGACGGGGTTCTGCGCCCGGTGTTCTCGATATTGGTCGAGAACCACAACACCAGGGGCATCGACGCCAGCCGTACGGACGTCATCGGCGGGACGGTGAGCATCAAGCGCCGGCCGGGGACGACGGACACGGAGCTGCTCACGATCGCCGCGCACAACCTGCGCGCCGACGCGGGCGCCGTGCTGCTGCGCTGGCCGCGAGCGTGACGGACGAAACGGTTTACCGAGGTTTCCTGTGGCTACGAAATATTGGATCAGTACATCCTCAACGAGCTTTAACACAGCGGCCAACTGGAGCGATGGTATTGCGCCTGCAAATGGCGACGTGCTCGTCTTCAACGGCGCGGGCACAGCCAATTGCTCGACGAACCTCGGCGCGAACCTGACCACCGTTACGGTCATCGTCGAGCCAGGCTACACCGGCGAGATCGGCGCCGTAGCCACCGGCGCCGCTACGTACCTGGCGCTGGACGGCGGGACGCTGAAGATGCCGCGCGCCGCCTCCGGATCGCGGTCGAGTGGCTCGCCGCGCGTGCTCGTCCGCTTCGACAAGTCGGACGGCACGGGCTCGGTGGCCGGAACCGTCGTCATCGAGGAAACCAACAGCACCGGCACCGAGACGTTCTACCCGCCGGTGATGATTCGCGGCGGCAGCGGCGGCATCACCGGCACGGTCACCGGCAACAGCGTGGTGGGCTTTGCCATGCGACCGGGTGAGACGACGACCCTCACCAGCCTGCGCACCAGCGCTGGTGCCGGTGGGACGCCCATCGTGTTCCTGGCGCCGGGCGTAACACTCTCGGCGGCGGTGTTCGAGCACGGGATCATCTACGACAAGCGCGACACCACCGCGCCGACCATCCGCGTGGGTGGGGCCACGTACGACTATGCCGGCACCGGCGCGACGACCACGCTGATCATCGACGCTGGCGTGTGCTACTACAGCGGCACCGGCACCATCACCGCCGCGACCGTCAAGGCGGGCACACTCGACTTCAGCCGCGACCCGCGCGGCAAGACCGTCACCGACTGCACCTGCGAAGCCGGCTACACGCTCAACGTCGATAACGGCGTCCCGGGCGGGATCATCTTTACGAACGCGATTCAGTACCCCGACGGCCTGTCCGCCGGGAAGCTCATCACGCCGGCCTACGTCAAGGGCACGCTGGTGGCCATCGCATAGGACAACCACAAAATGGCTGTCACCACACCCGTCCTCAACGTCTCCGCCAACACCCGGCAGGTCCAGGAGATTCTGTCGGTGCTGGACCCAGGTCAGTACCGGAAGGCGATCTTCCAGACGATCAAGCGGACCACCAACTCGCTCAAGACCATCGTGGCCGACCGCATCGCGTCTGTGCTCAACGTCAAGAACAAGAAACACATCCGCGACGCCATCTTCGCCAGTGTCACCAGCGGCGATAACCCCGTCGGCATCGTACGCATCAAACATCACAACCTTTCCGTGCTCGGCTTCAAGGGCACGCGCGTCTCGAAGAAACGAGGGGTCACGGTCCACCTCCGCAAGGACCGGGGACCACAGCATTTTCCGCACGCATTCAAGGCGACCTACAAGGGCCGCACAGATATCTGGGAGCGCGTAAAGGGCAAGGACTTTGAGGGCCGGGTCGCCAAGTCCGGCCGCGCTCGGCGCTTCCCCATCCGGCTCATCAGCGGCGTGGCCGTGCTCAATACGCTCAAGGAACACTCGGGCACGCTGACTCCCCTCGGCACAGAGCTTTCAAACGAGGCGCAGGCGCTGCTCATGAAAAACGCGCTCTCACAGCTCGCTCGCTTCCAGGGCCAATGACCAGCATCGCCGAACAAATCCTGGAGAATGTGAAGGCGACGCTCGACCTCGTCTCCACCAGCGGCGGGTACGGCAACGACCTGGAGGCATCGCGTCCGGACCAGGTGGTCAATCCCTGGTCGGACCTGGGCGCCGTCGTGGCCAAGGGCGACCTCGTGCCGGTCGAGGGCATCCTGGGCTTTCAGACGTGGGATATGCCCATCACCGTCAGCGTGGGCATCATCACCGCCGAGAGCTATGACGGCGACACGCATGAGACGCGCATCAACAGCGCCATAGCCGACGTTTACCGGGCTCTGCTCGAAGACGAGACGCGCGGGGGCCTGGCCATCTGGACGCAGCCAGGCACACACGAAACCACCGAGAACGGCGTAGCTGTGCCGTTCACGATCCGCTTCCGGCACACGTTCGGGAATCCTTTCAGCCAGACTTAAGTCAATCCGCCCCGCCTGGGGCATGGAGCATCCCTATGCCTCTCCTGAGTCGCGAATGCGTTATCGCCGTGAAAGCCGAGGGCACGCCAGGCACAGCCGAGACCCTGACGGCCGCCGAGGCCAAGCTCTTCGCCACCTTCGACCCCTCACAATTCACCGACGATGTGCCGGTCATCGAGCGACCCTCGATGGATGGTGGCCACCACGCGCCGTCGCTGGGTGCGCGGCAGGGCCAGATCACCTTCGACGTGGACCTGGTCGGCGCCGCCACCGTGCCGTTCTGGGCGTCGGCGCTGCTGCCCGCCTGCGGTGCCACCCTCTCCAGCCGCACCTACAGCTTCGGCCTGGGCGGCACTCCGTCCACGATCGCCATGTACGCCGACGGGATCGTCCGCAAGCTCGTGGGCGCGGTGGGCACGTTCACCATCCCGTTCACCGTCGGCCAGATCGTGCGCGGGCGGTTTACGTTTACCGGGAAGCTGGCCGTGGATGCTGACGCCACGATGCTGGCACCGACCTATGAGTCGGTGCAGCCGCCACGGTTTGCGGCGGGGACCTGCACGCTCGGCGGGACGGCGCTGCGCACCGACCAATTCGAGCTGGACCTGGGCGGGACGGTCAAGCTGCTGGAAGACCCCACCGACGTCACCGGGTTCAAGCATGGCGTCATCACCAACATCAACCCCACCGCCAGGGTCGCCGTCGAAGCCGATCTCATAGCGACCAAGGATTGGCAGGCGCTGCAGTTCGCCGGCACCGCCGGCTCGCTGTCGCTCGTCCTGGGCACGGCGTCGAACAACACGATCACGGTGGCCAATACCAGCGCGACGTATGTGGTCGGCACCTCCACCGGCAACCGCGATGGGATTGTTACCCGCCAGCTGGAGCTGCGCTACGCCTGGACCGGCCAGAGCGGAACCAGTCCGTTCACCATCGCATTTACGTAAGGGACTACATGACCCCCGCAGAGGAACAGATTCACCGCGACCTCGTGGCGTTCGGCAAGAGCGTGCTGGATTCCATCGAGGCTGGAAACCTGGACCCCGACCGGCTGGACGCGCACTGCAAGACGGCGATCGCCGCCTACAAGGCCACGCAGGTCGTTGTCATTGAACCCACACAAGAGGAGTGACATGCCGCTACTTTTTCGGAAGGACAAAACCCAGGCCGTGAGCCTGGCCATCGACAGCGATATCGATGAGGCACAGCGTCCGGCGTTTCTCTGCCGGGGGATTACCGAGGCGGAGGCTGACGACATCGAAACCGAGTTCCGCGAAGCCATCAAAATGAATGACACCGCCGCCGCCACGCAGCGCATGCGCGCGGCGCTGGCGACCGCTGTTACAGGCTGGCGAAACATGCCGCCCGAAGCTGGAGCATACGCTGGCGCGGACTCTCTTGGGTGCCTGACCGTGCAGGAGCTGGGCGAGCTGCAGCGAGCGATCGTCTACTACGTGGCGGCTAACGGCCCTTTTACCGTAGGCGCATCCGGCTCGCCTACCTGATCGCGCACGGCCGGCTCTGCCGTCACTGCGCTGGCGGCAAATGCGACAGGCCGCCAACGCCGGAATCCGGACTGAGGCTCGAAGGGATCAACTGCGAACACTGCGACGGCGCGGGATGCGCGGACTGCCGACACACTGGCATTGCGCGCATCACGCAGTGCCCGCAAAGGGAAATACCCGCCGACGTGCGGCAGGCTCTGCGGCTTGTTGAGTTTGCCGACAACGGGGTCTGGCCGATGGCCGGCGGCGTGTTCGACCAGACGCGCCAGTTCCTGGACATTTACCGAATGTGCAAACGAGAAGACGCCGTCGTACGCGAAGACAGGAGCATAAGTGCCAGAGCGTAAACTCGACATTGTTCTCGGGGTAAAGGGGGCGGCCCAAGCGAGCAAGGAACTCAGCGGCTTTAGCGACCGCCTCAGGGCTCTTCGTGACACCTCGATGATCAGGGGCATGGATGACCTCGGCAAGCTAGTTAGTGGCGCCGGCTTTCTGGGCGCGTTTGCAATCCTTGAACGTAGCCTCACCAGAATCAGCGAGGCCATCGGCACCATTGGCGACAAAACGAAGGAGTGGCGCGCGGTAACGATCGACATGTTAAAAAGCACCCCAGTTCTGGGTGGCCTCGGGAAGATGATTGCGTCACCCATGGAGGCGGTGGAGAGGCGCGAGAACGCTCTGCGAGACATGGAGATGAAGCGAGTCTCAAAGGACATGACTCCATCAATACGGGAAGAAATCAAGGCGGCCCGGCGCGATAAATCCGGAATGTCTGAATTGGAGCGCATGCGGCAGGAGTTCGCAGAGAAGGAAAAGGCACTGCTCGAACGTGAAGCCGACATGCTCAAGGCCGTAACTGAGGGCAGGCTATCTGGAAGGCTGTTCGATGAGTGGAAAAAGTCGCAATGGGACCTGCTGAAGAAACAGCGCGGTCCACTAGACCAGATGGAAAAGGAGAAAAGCTGGCTGGCAAACAACTTCTTTTCCAGGGCGGGCGGCCGTGCGATGGAGTCCTTGCGAGAGTTCGGCGGAGACCTTCTTTCACGCGCCCTGCTGCCACAAGAAAGGCAGCGGATGGAGATGGCCAAGGAGGCAGAAGAACGCAGCCAGCGGCAGATCGAGTTGTCGCGCGAACTGCGTCAGGCACAAAAGGCGGAGTTTGAGGAGGCAGCCCGTGGCGGCAGTGAAGCCGCCGCTGTGCGTCTGGCCCAACTTGAGGTCGAGGAAAAGTACATCGGGCAGAAGCGGGCGCTCGAAGGGATTCTGAATGACGCTGACGCCACAGACGTGCAACGCGCGCAGGCGTCCAACCTTCTGTCAAAACTGCGCCGACGCGAGCGCAATGAATTGGAGCTTGCCACGTCCATCAATCAGGGCAGTGGCGTCGATCGCATTGCCCCGACCATCGAATCGCGATTCCTCAGCGGTGCCGCCCAGGCGGCAAAGGAAAACGCTGAAGCGGCCGCCTCGCTGAAGGACGCCGCCCGCGAACAGTCTGCTGCCGCCAGAGCCTTCCAGGAGGCGGCGGATGCTCTGAAGGACACGTTTGGCGTCGGCATCCTCAATTGAGCGTGCTACTCGGTCAGCGCGCAGTCTTTCAGGATGACCGTCAGTCTCAGGCCAGCGCGTATCTCGCCCTTCCAATGCATCCGCTCGCGAGTCGCATCGATGAACACGATTATCCCGTTGACCTTGAGTCGGGCCATCGGCCTCACGCCCAATAGATCGCGCTTAGACCGCTCCGGAAACAAGCAATAGGCGGTGGTGTTTACCGGACGCAGGCCCGTCGAATCAGTGCCTTCGTTGTCGTAAAGCAACACCAACACCTGCGCCTTCCCCTCTCGCTCTACGAGGGAGGCAACGACCTCCCATTCCTCGGCCATCTTTCTCGTATCGCTGGTCACCAGCTTGGCATTGCCGACCACTGTCATCTCGCGATCTGCCAGCTTGGTGTACCAACGGACGTAGTCCTCCTCTTTCACCAGGTCGGTCACGTTCGAAGAAGCTGTGGCAGGCACGGAATCGGCCACGGTGGTGATTGTCCATCGCGGCGGTGACTTCGTCTTTGCCAGCAGCGGCGCGGTGGCAGGCGGTGCCAACACCGGCGCAGTTGCCGGAGGCGTTGTCCCTGGCAGCGATGACGGCATGGCCTGCGAAGGACGACGGTTGAGAACAAACGGCAGTGCGACTGCGAGGGCGACTACGGACACGCCGATCACGATCCCCACGATTTTGCCGTCACTGAGTTGAGTGCCCATTTGCCATCCCTCACAGAAGGAGTAGCCCCGTGGAAAGAAAAATCGATATCGTCCTTGGCGTCAAGCGCAATGCACAGACCGGGAAAGCCCCTGACCCCCGCGATTACCTCATGGCGCTGCGCAAGGATGGAAGCGAGAGGCATCGCGAAGAACTTCTCAAGATGATGTCCGAGTCGCAGCGCGCGATGGGGAGGATCGGCGTTGACGGCTCCACTCCACCGTCACCACTCGCTGACCGACCTCTTGCCCGCGAAAGAGCGCTGCTCGCCAGGCAGGAGGCGCTTGTTGCCGAGCAACACCGCATAGCTGCGCTGCAAGCGGAGACCGCCCGGACCCTTGCCGCCGCAGTCCAGAGGCTGGCAGCACTACTGGGCCAGGCGAGCCAGTAACGCGCGGTTCATCCAATGCCAATCGAAGCAACAGAACTCTGGTCTGAGCACCAGTACAAGCCCGGCGTCTCCGCGCAGCGTGGGATGCTCGTCACCGGCGCGACCAACGTCGATCAGGCGATCATGGCCTGCGCCGCGCTCAACGCCTCGCGCGGTGCCTCGTACCTGCGCGACCGCGACCTGATCGCCGATGCGCCGGACGTTTCCACGCCCGATGGGCCTGCGCTCTATCACGTGCTCTGGCACTACAAGCCGCGCGAGCAGCTTTCGCCGGGCGAAGAGCAGAACGGCGGCGTGGACCGGCGGCCGATCTTCGAGTGGGAACCGAACCTGAGCGAAGAACAGGCCGACCGCACGGCGACGAAAAAGCCAATAGTGAACTCTGTTGGCGACGTGTTCGACCCGCCGCTCAGCAAGCTGGTCCCGTCGATGTTCCTGAACTTCACGCGCTGGGAATCGGCCTATGACGTGCAGGTCGCCATGCGATACATGGGGACCAAGAACAGCAACCGCCTATCCATCCACACCCTGGCCGGCGACCTGCTCATCCTCCCCGGCCAGATGCTTTGCCATTCGATTCGCCCGGCGCAGCCGTACCGCAGCACGACCCGCACGGTGCCCGTGACCTACCGCTTTGAGTTCCGCGAGACGTTCAAGCGCCGCGTACTCAATACCGGCTTCAACGCCTGGTACCGCCACGGCACGCGGCCCATTGCCCTGGGGCGCATCTGCAACGCCGCCGGCGAGCCGATCACCGGACCAGTGCGCTTGGACAAGGAAGGCAAGCCCATCAACACCAAGCTCAAGGTGCTGGTCCAAGGCACCTCGAAGACAACCGCCAATCCCGAAGCCGCGCCCGCCCAAAACCTGCCCGCCCTGGACTTCGATCCGGACTCCGGGCCGGACGCGGTCTGGATTCTGTTCGACATGATCCCCGACGCCGACTTCTCCGGCCTTGGCCTGTGACCCTCTACGAACTCATCAAGCGCATGAAGGCGGCGCGCCACACCGGCGACGCCATGGGCATGCGCGCGCCCGGTCCGCAGGACGCCAGCGGCCTCGTGCCGGTCAAGATCACCGGCCAGGGCGATGGCGGCGGGTTCTACGACGGCAAGATATTCTTGCCTCCCGCCTCGAGCGCCGAAGACGCCGGCGACCTGGCACTGCCGGAGACGATGGTCGAGGCGGACGACTGCATCCTGATCAACCCGGAAGAAACGGGGTTGCCGACGCACTGGATAAAGACGGGCGCGTTTCAGTGGGCGCAGTGTGTCAACATCGACGACGACGACGGCAAGCAGGTCCTCATGATGTGCGACGGCGGGTACTACCGCGTCGATTCCCCGCGCGCCTTGACCGCCGGCGACGGGAAGAAATGGCACCGCGACGAAGAAACCGCCGGCACCACGTATGGCGATGATCCTGTGTCGTGCGCGTTTGTGACGCCGGGAACCGGCAGCACGCTCAATCAAAGATTGCTGACGCTGGATGCCGGTGGGCGCTGTTTCAAGATCGGGCCGGAGCTGGGCAGCGTGGTCGTGGGCGGGCCGACGGTCACCACGACCGCGCCCAACGTGCACATCACCTGGCCCGACCTCACGATCGTCATTCCGAATAGCACGACGTCCACCTCTGGCACTGAGGTGACAGTCAAGCCCAACGGAGTGTCCGCAAACGTTTCGTGTGACGTCTGGAAGCGGGTGACAGCCACCGGGACCCACACTATCAGCGCCGACGACTGGCGGGGACGCAACTCGTTCCACATGTGGATCACCTTTTACTATGGCACGGTCGCCGAGTCACAGGCCGGTACGGCTGGTGGGCTGTCGCAGCATTGGAAGGGCGGACCGTATGAAATCGGCAAAATTTATCCTGCCGTCGCCAGCAACGTCGTGATCGGCACCTTCACCGATCCGAGCTACGGCGATTTCAGCGTCTACATCTCTTCGACCAACGGCAGCATCGTCCTGAACGTGACGGCATTTGTCTCCGAGTTCCAGGTCCACGTTTCCGCCAATGCCGGGCCGAAGAAGACGACCAACGACATCTAAGCGCAAGGCTTTTTTAGGCCGGAGGCCAGATTCCTGCTCAAGTGTTGATTCGTTCTTGTACAAGAGTTGGCCCAAAAGATGATCAACTCCGGCGCCAAAGTTGATCAACATTCCCGTTGACCGCCAGGCGGCACACTTGAAAAAATCGAGCGGGTTTAGGCGTCACCAGCGCCGGTCGAGGGAACGCGCGAGTGGCTATGGGGTTCGATTGGGATATCCATGCAGGCAGGTAATTTCTCCGGCGATCGGCGCCAGCATCGAATCGATTTCTTGTCGCATGGTCCGGACGAGCGCAAAGCAAACGACCTGGATATCGGGATGCGCTTGCTTGAGACGGAAATAGCACGCCAGAAAAGTGGCACCACGAGTTACCACGTCATCGACGATCACGATCTTGGCGCCAGACGGCAGCAGCTTTGGCATCACGGCCAGTGAGTCGTAATGCTCATCCGGGCTCGGCCGCTGCCCGGGTGCTGCGGTTGCCGACTTTGTGACTGCAAAGCACTCCTGCAAAACAGGATACTTGACCAGCTCTTCGGCAAGGCGTTTCACGCTATATGGGATCGCCGGCTTATCGCCGTAAGGGTGGTCATTCTTGATCGCCCGAATCAGGTCCTTCGATGACCTGGATGTCGGCTGCTCGCCATGCGGGGAATATTGCAGGAACGACGTGAAGCCGATCCTAGAAGAGGATGGCACCATTCGATTCAGTGCTCTGCTCTGGCAAGAGCGCTAACAGCTCTTCGAGTGTTTCGTCCGACAGCACAAGCGCCCCGTACCCAAGCATCTTCTCCGGCCAGGACAGCTGCGGATTCTCCACAACGGAGTTGGCGATGAAGAGGGGTCGTCCCAGTCTCAGCGCCTCCCACCCCTGCGACAGCGACCCGCTTGAATCGCTGGCTTCGACGATAACGGTGGCATCGGAGATCAGCGCCATTGTTCGGTTGCGCGTTGGAAAATTGCCTTTCTGCACCGGACGCCCGACAGGAAACTGCGAGATGACGAGCTGTTCGTGCATCAATCGCTCCTGAAGCGCGGCGTTGCTCCTGGGATACACCTGGTCCAGCGGCGTGCCCAGCACGGCGACCGTGTTGCCCCCAGCTTCGAGCGCTGCTGTGTGGGCGGCGGTATCGATACCCTCGGCCAGCCCGCTCACCACGACCACGCCACGAGCCGCCAATAGGCCGCTGAGGCGACGAGCCCGCCGCAGCCCATCCGCTGATGCCTTGCGTGAACCTACGATGGACACGCGCGGCGCGCCACGGAACATGTCCACCCGGCCGGCGGCGAAAAGCACCTTGGGCGCATTCTTGGCCTCAACGTCGTTCAATGGGCCGATCAGGTCTTCGGGTGTGAGTTGGATGAACTCCATCGCCATTGAAAGTGTATCCGCCGGAGGCGCTTCCCAACATTCAGGGCCAAAACTTTCCAAGCACCGGGAGCTTCGCAAGTTTCTTTGGAAGCGTCAGGCAGGCCATCCTCACCCGTCCCGCAGCTCGATCCCGACCATCCTGGCCAGCAGGCACGCACACCGATACTCCGGGTCCCCCGCCTCCCCCTCGACCACGCGCGCCACATGCTGCGTCGGCGGGTCGGTCGAAAGGTCAAGCGCGTGCATCTCAACGCTGCCAAGTGCGCCGAGCAATGACCGTGGGAAGCGGAATACGCTCACGGTGTAGCCAAGGCTCGACACCTGCCGCAGCAGCGCCCGCGTCACGCCATCGACCTGCCAGGAGTCTTCACGAGTCACCGTCGCTTCCTCGTCAGCTGGCGTACTGGTTGAGTCTGACAGTCTGCACGCCGCGCTTTGCATTTGACGAGAATTAACTTATAAGTTAAGCTATGCACCGAGTCCGGGAAATCCGGTTCGAGGTCGCGCCCAAGACGCGACTCTGGTTGTCTGATCAGACGGCTAGAGAGCTGGCTCGCTTTCGGCGGCGCGGTGACCCGAACGGGGCGTTCTGGAAGAAAATGAAGCGACTGGTGGCAAACGGGTTTGCGTTGCACGAGCGGGGCGACCACCCGCCGGTGAGACACGAATGGAACGGCGTTTATAGGATCGGCTTTGTGGATAGTAAGTTCAGGATCATCGGGTTTTACGAGGACGGCAAAGGCACAACAGAGTTCATCGCGATTGACGCCTTTCACAAGTCCGGTCAAGGGTTGTCCGCGAAGGAACGAGCGCGGATTAACGAGGTGGCCCGCGTGAAGCAGGAGCATGATTGGAGGAAGGTAACCGATGACGGGTTTCCAAGACTTTCTCAATGACTTGGCAGAGCTGGAAAAGCAACCGGAGAGTGTCGGGCTTGATCTCCGCTTAGACCTAGCAGAGATCATTCTCCGGCATCTTGACGGAAAGAACTGGACCCAGACGCGACTTGCCGCTGCAGCCGGCATGAAGAGTCCATTCCTGACGAGGATAACCCATGCTGCTCAGAACTGCACATTTGAGAGTGCGGGACGAATCCTTCACGCACTGGGGATCAAGGCGAAGCTGGTGGAAGTGCCTGCGAACGGGATCATTTTCACGGTAACGAGTCCCGGCAAGATCACGAATCAGGAAGTCAGCAATGGCAAACAAGAAATCAAGGTATTTTCAACGGGCGGCGCGGGATTCCACACCTACACGGCCAGCTCCGGCCCCGGCGTACCGTCAGCGCGGTTTGCTTAGGGGTACGATCCGAGTCGAAACGAGCAAACTGCCACCGATGGACAACCCGGCACTGCCAACGGTCTGGGTAGACACCGCAAGTATCTTCGTTAGGAGTGACCCGGCAGTTGTGATGATTCGGTTTTATACGAGCACCGCCACCGCATTGCTGGAGGCATGCCGGATTCAGACGGCGGAAAGCCATGTCCGCAGCCTGATTGATGCAATGTCCAAGGCGATCAATCACTACCCCAAGCCAGAGGACGAGACCGAATAGCCGACTCGAAGGATTTGTCTCCGGTCGCGCTACGCGTTTTGAGGAATATCCGGGGGTTGGACCGCTTAAGTCACTTGTCAATCTGGGCTTGGTCCTCGAGCGCATGCCCCCCGTGCAACGGGCGGTTGGCGGGCCGCGCGGCCATGAGGTGGGCGAGACAATCGGACGGTGCCTGATCATTCTGCGAGCCATATTGGGGCTTCCCTTCCCCTTGCTATCCGTAGCAGGCGCGTAGCACGAAGCGCCTAAGCACGTGCAGACGCGTAGTCATGACAGGCAAACGACTTATGGCACCAGCTTCGGCGCGTACAACCGCCTGTTTCAGTCTGGCGCGGCAGACCGAAACAGCTCCCGACGTGCTTTAGCAGACTGAAATGACGTCTCGGCTCTGTGACTTACGAACGACCAAAAACAGGTCGTTTTTTACTAAGTGTTGACTCCGCCAATAGTTCGCATCTTCGACTGGTCGAAGATGCGACGTAAGTCTCGTAAATGCACACCGCGCATCTTCGATTTTCTCGAAGATGCGCCAATCGACGGGCGCGCGCCCCCAAATTCGTAAGTCGTTGTGCTGACGGCACTAGGCATCTTCGATTTAATCGAAGATGCGCAAGTCCTTTAGCGTCGTTGGGTGAGTGGGACCGGGAACAAACGCTTCGGTCTGATGACGAGCAATCGAATCCGCAGCGGCATGGGCTTCCTCAAACCCACGTCCGCGTCCTACCTTGCTGCCCCCGATGACCAGCGACGACCTCACGCCCGAGCAGGTCCGCGCCCTCCAGGCCGTCGTTGGACGCTATCTTCGCTTCCTTGGCCTGCTGCGTGGTCGAATGGACCTGCGGGGATTCGCGTCGGTCGATTCTGTATACCGGCTCGTCAAGGAAGCGCACGACGCCACGCACGCCCTCAGCGTCGAGCTGCATTACCTCGCCGTTGGCTCTGGCGTCGGCAGGACGGCCAGGACAGACAGAAAGAGCCAGTGAGTGTCGGGCTTGAATCTCTTTGCCGCCTCGACAGCGCGAAGTCGCACCCATCGACCAAGCCGGGGTACAATGACGCCGGCGCTGAGGTTGCTCACCATGACCAACGTTGAAGGGCCGCTACCACAGGATGAATTCGCGGAGGTCCGGTCGGTTTACGACACCCACCGGGACGTGCGGATGCACATGAAGTATTACGGGTCCCGCCTCGCGTCCTACCAGCGTCGGAACCTGGCAATGGAGGTCGGCATTGCCCTCGGCACCTCGGCCACGTTGCTGGCGCTTCCGATCTGGAACACCGGGTTCGGCAAGGTGGTCATCGCCACGCTCGCCCTGATAGCTGCCGTGCTTGGCGTCCTCAAGCCGATCCTCAACTGGTCGAAGAAGATCGAGCACTACAGCAAGCTCTGGGCTGCCGATTCGCTTTCGCCCCCCACGCCCTCATTCGACGATCCCCGGCCAGTCCGCAGCCCGCCGCGATGCTCGCCGTGACGCCGCAGGCTGAGCGCCGGTGCGGGCGTCTTCGTGAGCGTCAACGAGATATTCAAGCGCTTCGGCGGTGCGGCGGGTGTTCCGCTGGATGGCAAAGATCGCGATGACCAGAAGCACCTGCACGACGGAGTGGCCTATGGCCAGCAAAATGCCGATCATCCAGATGAACTTATCCATGTCTGTCATGGGGATGACCTCCGCGCTGTCATCGACTGGCGACGCTGCGGCCCTTCGGTGTGGCCGACGACGCGCTGGCCTGGTTTGCCCACGCAAGCTGCTCAAGCATCCGAGTGCTCGCGTCGGCGCTGTGCTCTGACGCATCGGCGTCGCGCCAGGAATTGCGTGCCATGTCGCGCAAAGCGACGCATGCGGCTGCTATGCCATGAAACACCGCGCCCGCGCCAAACGAAACTATGCCGAACATCAGGGAACCAAGTGCCATTACCGTGTCCTCGGGCGATCTCTCTATCGGCAACCGCGCCATCCTGATCAGCGACAACACCAGCAGCACGGCACCGCCCCCGTAATAGAGCCCGGCGATAATCCCTATGACCGTGGAGGCAATCGTTAGTCCGCCGTAGGACGGCGGGGCGCGACGTCGGCGCTGGTGCAGATCGGCTTGCGCGGCGTAGCTCAGGGTATCGTCCACAGCCGGGGAGATGGACGCTACGAGGATGCGCCGCTTCTGTGCCTCCCGCAGCGCGGCTGAGCGACTCTCGGCCGACACCCGCACCCGCACGTCCTCACCCGTCCGCTCATCGGCGCCGTCGATGATCCAGGTAGTAGCCGATGGACCGGGGCTGGGCTGCGGTGGCTTGTCGCTCATGTTCGCCGTCCGTTAAACGTAAGAGTACGGTTTATGTTTGGTATCGGGTCTTGGGGCGGGTAGACTGTCGCGCCGAACGGATCGGGCGGTAGGGCGATCGCCTCAAACACTTCAGGGAGGGAGGCAACGTCGGAGACACTCCGATGCGCTTCAAGGTGGGTCCCTGGGAATATCGGCTGAGAATTAAGCGTGGACTGGTGGACGCCGACGGTGTGGCGTGCGACGGGTTGTGCGACTGGGCAGACCGATCTATCTGGATTGACTCCAGCGTACAGCTTCGCAGACGACTCTTCCTGCTGGTTCATGAGCTGCGCCACGCCTGGCAACACGACATGGGCCGGCCTGTCGACGACGAAGCTGATGCCAACCAAGTGGCGACCTTCACGATCGACGTGTGGCGGCAGATTGAGCGCAATGGTGGGGAGGCCGCGTTGATGCGCTTGGACGAGGATGGCGTAGTCAACTTTACGGCTGCTGCGCCTCGCCAGTCGCCGTCGCCACCGAGATCGGCGCAGTGCCCGCGCTGCAACGGATATCTCAATCACCCGCTCCAAACCGGTCCCGCTGAGTTTGATGCCGAGCACCAGAGGCTGGCGGCGTGGCGAAAGGGAGGATGCGACTTCTGCGGTCATGACGTGGTCTGGCGCGAGGCCGTTACCACCTTGGGCATTCCCACGGGTGAGATTCTTAGTCCTCCGGTTCTTGGTCGCCTTTCGCTCTCCGGCCACGGCGTCGAGCAGCTTGCGAACTTGGACGTATGAGCCGCTTGACGTAATCATCCACCGACAACGCCAGCTTATCTGCCCGACGCTTTAGAATCGCGTACACTTCAGGACTCAGCCGACCATCAGAAGCACCGGCCTGCTCCTGCTGCCATAGCCGCTCAAATTCCGCAGGTGCCAAGCCAAGGGCCTTGGCGTACGCCTCTCGTTGTTCGAGGTCGGGTTCGGTCACGTCGTTGACATGCCGCGACACGGTTGGCCGGGAAGTGCCTGTTAGGCGCATCAGGTCTTTGATTCCGACCTTCTTTTCGCACATCAATTTTTGAAGAATTTTCGCCACCGGGCGCACGGGCGATTCGTAACCCCATTCGCCACAAATGCCAAGGGCATGCGTCATATTTGAGTTGCCGATGATTTATTACTGTTGCAACGATGCACGAATGACGATAGGATGATTCACAGACGATTTAAGGAGTTGCTATGCCTGAGGCTGTTCAGTCGGCAATCCAGATTCGCAATCCACGGATTAAGCAGCTTGTCGCAGAAGAGCAGGCCCACGGTGCCGGGCGCAACGCGAGCGAAGCAGCGGAGAACCTCATCTCCGAAGCGGTCGAGGCACGTCGCCTGA